ATGGCTGCCACTTCTGTTTTGAGTTTACTTTCGATTGCTAGATATAAATCTTTCATCCTATTGTTGTTTTAAAGATTTTATGAATACTAATGTTTGCTTTATGAAGTATTTTGGCGCTAAGAACCTCCGAGTCTCCCATAAATTGACGTTGTGGAATTTTTGCAGACAATCCCTTGCCGGCTCTGCCTCCTTGATTGTGTACTTTAGCATAAGCTTTGTCAGAGACAACGCGTACAAGCTTAGGGCTTGGGATAGCTTTAATGCTGTCTCGCAGTTCGCCAGTTTTCAATAAAATTGCTCTTCCGGAGTCCTTGTTATTTTTGCGTGCTTTCCAAGGCTTTAATGATCTATCAGTAAAACCTTGATTTTGGAATGAAGCTCTGTAATGATTCTCCGCCTCTGTTGCTACGATGTATGGAAAGTCGTTAGCCTCAAATAACGCTAGTTTCCGTTGGAATTTGTTAAAGTCTCTTTGAAGATATTTAAAGTTTTTTGCCATTTTACTTGACTTTTGTATTTATATTTTATTATCTTTGCAGCATGTCGTTAAACATTGAGGTAAGACTGACATCTTACTCCACCTGGGGTAGCTTTGCTACCCTTATTTATTTTACAAATTTCAACAACCCATTTTCTTCAGTTATATAATATACCTTTAGAATTAAATCTGAGTCTCTCCCTCGCTCTCTGTTTGTAGCATTTATTATCGCTCCCTTATTTTGTTCTGTCGTCAAAAAAACTAGATTGTCGGCTTTTAGTTTTGTGTCTCTAATATAACGTCGCAGCGTGTCTTCGTTAGAGCTAAACCCACTTTTTACATCCCATGTTTGTCCTATAAACCTTAAATCAGGCTTGCCACCTTTATAGTTTGCTGATTCATCTAAAAATTCTACGCGATACCCTTGGTTTGCTAGTAACTTCCCTGTGGTTTTTTCGTATTTCCAACCTTTGCTTTTTTTGTTTATATTGTGACCTTTATGATATACATTATATCCACCGTTCAGCGAGTTGAAATAAGCAGGTATCCATTCGTTTGTATTGTAGGCTGAAAATTGCTTGTGCGCCTGTTTTATTGTTGTTACAGAAGCTACTCGACCTTCTACAAACTTCTGAATTTGTCCTTTGTACGCTTCTGAAGTAGTCGCAATATAGGGATGATCTGGCGTAAAGATTTTTCCAGTTTTACCCGGGTTATTTGCAAAGTCAGATTTTAAAGCTATTCCAGGAATCATATTAACAGCCTCTGATGTTCTTACAGCTGTGCACCTACATCCCCAATCGTTGGGTGGAAAGTGTTCATCCCAAAATGGATGATCAATAGGATATATTGCTCCATTAAGTTTGGCGTGCTCAGCTCTTGTACGCTCGTCATTAACAGCAATATACCTAAGGTTTGGGTATAGATGTTTTGTTTCCTGGTAATTTTGCCAATCAGCTGCCATTCTCGCAGACCTTACAGCTCTGTTGTATTCTGCCCGTAACCAGTTTTTATTGTAATTATCCAAAACGCCTTGAGCATCCTTGTAAAACTGCGCAAATTCTTTTTTAGTGCCATCTTTGTTAAACAGGACAGCTTCAAGAGATTCTCCACACTTGAAAGCTTTAAACGCACTAAAAGAAGCAACATTGTACCGCAAGTTTTGTTGAAACTCCCAGTTGATTTCACCGTATTCGGCCTGCAGCTTTATGCCGCCTTCTTCTACTGCTTTAGTTAGCTTATTATAGTAATAGTTGTATAAGTCAGGGTTAATTTTACCACCGCTAAAACGCCGTTTAAACGTGCTTTCAGCAATCTTCTTATTAAGCTTATAAGGATTATTTTTAAAATCTGAATCAGCAAGATTAACAGTTTTGTCCTTGTAAAAAGAACAATTAATACTGTAGTTCTCAGCTGCCCTCATCAGCGGAGGGCTGGCTAAAAAAAATCTTTGTTATTTGATTGTTTAGGCACAACGCTTTCTTTTTTATCAGGCTTCGGAATGCCATACTTATCATAAAAGTATTTTTCCGGCACATCAATAATATTACGAAGATTGTCGTCTATTTTAATTCTCTTTTCTAGCGACATATCGTCTTCAGTAACAAACTTAAACTCACCGTCAGGCACATTCCATCCAAGCCATTGAAGGTAAGATATTACCTGATCGTTAAGAATTGCTTCGATGTCATCTCTGTCGTCTTCGTGTATGCTCTTGAGGACGCCCTCGTGTGTTTTACTTTGGGCGTACCCCGAACTTGCGCTTGAGGTGGTTGTTTCTGTTTGCCCTAAAATTCCAATTGTGATCTCTTCGTTACACGCCTTTCTCAGTATGTCGAATAGGTCAGAGTTGCTGCCAGCTTGAAAGTCTTTCAAATCAATATCCGCATCCATTGGAACAGTTAGTTTCAATGCAGAGCCAGCCGTCTCAAAAATTTCATTCATGGCTTTTCTTGTCTCTTCATTGTTGTATTTTGCAATGACCGCCGGAAAACCATATTCGCTCACAAATTGAGCCCAATCCACTACGCCTCCGCGCTTAAGAATTACCCAAAACGCAGCGCCAAGCAATAAGCCTAAATCGTCTTTATCACCAGCGTATATAGTATAATCGCTAATTGGTTTTTCATAAAACTTATGACCTGTTGTACCACTCATAGTTTTAGAAACAATTCCCAGTTTTGGCTTTACATGTCTTCTATCAATTAATTCTGTTTCACCAACTTTAATATTTTCTTTGGGGCTTGGCCAGAACGGTTGAACCAAAGAAAATCCCCAAAACTTAGCGTTAATCATTTCAGTTAGCATTGTTTTGAAATATTTTTGGCGTGCAAGAAGAGTGAGTTGTTCGTCATGTTTCCCATCTTTAGTAATGTAGGCAACCTTGGTATTCGTAATTGCCCCTATCCTTTTGTTTATGCTCGACATTAGAACTGTATCAATCATGCAATCTTTGTATATCTCATACAGGTGATACCTTGTTTCTGTTGCACTTTCAGCATAAACGGTTGCTCTTCTCCACTTATTTATGTCTTGCCTGTCTCGTCGCACCTGTGTAACTCTAATAGTGTTATTAATCACTTCAACCTTTCCTTTGCCTGGTCTTTTCAGGCTGACATTGCCAACTCTTGTTAATTCGTTTTCGTGGGTTTTAAAATCCCTATTGTGATATTTCGCTACGTTATAGTCCATTGGTATAAAAATTAAATTTAAACGCGTTTAAACGGTGTTTTTGCCATGTTTTTAGAACAGGTTGTGATTGCGTTTTGGGTTTGATGAATAATTTATTTTATTTTCTGCAGTTCCTGTTTCTCTTAATGGAAGATCAGGATATATTTTGTCTGCACTATTAGCAGGCTTAGTTGCGAGCTTAAGCCAATCTATGGCACGTTTGTAGCGAGCACGTCTATCTTCAACGTCTTGACCTGCCTGCACACGAGCTACAAGTCTATATATTGCCATGTCCGATAACAAATCCACCAGTAGTTGATTTCTCTCAGTTGACGTTTTTGAAAAAATTGTTTCAACATCATACCAATCGTATAAATGGCTTCGCATTTCAGCCTGTGCTGAGTCAATGGCTTGATTAATCAAGTTGTCATCACCGCCTGTTATTTGGTCTAATTCAGCCAGTAATATCTTGCTTCCTAAATCTGTTTTACTAATAAATGCCATAGTTTAATTATTTGTAATTCCTACTCTTTTATTTGCGATGTACACTGTGATTTTATTAAGCTTCACGTTATCCAGGTTCTTCTTAAAAACGTTCGCTTTTCTCAGTCTTACAATATCATCACGACAATATAGGCGATATGTACCGGCGATCTTAATCACACGGATTTTTTTGCCGCTAACTTCGTTAAGGTAATCAGCTTGTTTTTTCCAGTACCTAAATCGCCAGCGTTCTCGCATTCGTGTAAATGCTGCGTTAATTGCTTTAATGATTGTAATTTTCAAAATGTCCTCCTTTTTCTTTTATAGTGTGAATATATCTCGCCTATTTGTTTGAGCTTGTGATCAATTACCCATTTGCCTCCCTCAACCGCATCCGGGCCGTCAGCACATGCAGATAGTTTTGGCTCAACTGCTAAAAACTGCTGTTCCAGTCGCATCATGTGTGGATTGCCTTTTTCTGCCTCGTTAAATATCAACTTCCCTGCCCTGTTGAGCGGCTCTAGGTTTCCTTCTATTCTCGTGAATTTATCCGGCTTGCTTCTTTTGTCGGGCACAGGGTAAATAGTGAGGTTTTCCTCCTTGCTTATTTGCAGAAATAATGGTTGATAGACTTGTTCGTAGAATGGATCTTGCAGCGAATTGTTCTCGATGTAATGATAAAGCGTGTTTTGGTCATTTACAAATTGGTGCAGTAGCCAGTACCACTTGCAAAAATTGTAGTTGCCCGTTTGATCTAAAAAACAACTTACTATATAATATGTGTTATTTTTGTAGCCAAGCAAAACATTTCCTTTGTACGAGCTTCCGCCTTGCCCCTTGCCTTTATCCTTATTAGACGTTGCAGGGTCGCCATAAGCTAGAAGTATGTCCATGTGCCTAAGTTGTGGTATTTTGCCCCAACGCACCTCCTTGAATACAGTCCCTTCAGTAATTGGATTGTTGAAATATTCGCCCTGTGCGCTAGCCCAACTTATTTTGGAAAGGATATTGTCAATATCTTTTTCGCTGTTCTTTTCTGGCCAGGTAGATTTTCCATTCTTATCTCTAATATTAACAACCTCATACACATCTGCTGTTTTCTTAGCAAGTGTAGCGGCGCATACTTTGGCAATGATATTGTTGTTAAGAATAATTCTGTATGTACCGGCAATATCAACCGTTGGGATTACAGCTTTCTCAACCCACTTCCAACGCTCCTTGGTTCGTTCTACGTTGCGTGCTGACTCATCGGTGTCAAGGTCTGTAATGATAATGTGGTCAGGTCTGGCATCTTCCAACCTTGTGCCTCGTGGCGATTGACCGGCACCAAAGGCTAGAAAACCAACATTGTTGTTAGTAATAAAGTCTCCAGTTCTCCAGCCCCTTAGTCCTTTTTGAGCGCCATAATCGTTAATTAGTCGTGGATTAGCTTCTAAGTTGATGCGATAAGGTTCTAACAAGTCAGCTGCTTTGTCCCAATCAGAGGATATTAACAAAATTTCTCGAATTTCCTTTTTAGCCAGTGCAAGGTATAATGTCTCCATCATTGTACGCACGTCCTTGGCTAAACCACGCGCCCAGGCTCTGACAATAAAAAGCTTGTTTTTCTTCAGGAGTTTTTTAGTGGACGTTTTGTGAAATCTAGGCGAAGCGGATTTATAGTAATTCGGAAAGTAATACTGAAACCATTGTTCAGGGTCAGATTCTAGCAAGCTAATACGTTTTCGCTGCTGCACAGAATTTTCTTCAGGAAGACTTGCTTCAGCTTGTAGCTGTTTTATATAAGCATCCCATTTCTTTACCGCTATTTTGTCTTGAAAAATCATTTGCGCATTAGGTGTTTAATAAAGTCATCCTGATATCCTATATATTCAAGCGCCACTTTTGGATCTTGTTCACGTAGCCAATTACTAAATTTGATAGAGACATCTATTACCTCACTAATTGATGTTTCCGTTTCCAGATGCCTGATTGCAGCAGCAATTTTATTCATGGCATCCGCTTCTTTACTGTCTGGGTAACGCTTGCCCTCTTCTTTGTTAGCAATGGCGTCATTTAGCTCGGTCAACTGATTGTACATTCGCATAAGCTGTTGGTCTTTTGTAGCGATGTACGAAGCTTTCAATTTTTTCCATCCGCCTTTGGTGGTCCAATTGCTTACTGTCTGCACGGATACTCCGACAAATTCAGCTATTTCAGTGCCTGACTTATTGTCTTTGAGATATAGGAGCTTTGCTATTTCTTTTTTCTCTTTAAGAGTCATATATTTTTGCCTTTTTAAGGCAAAAATAGAAGCAAAGAATTGTAAAACCACAAATTCATCCAAGCGTTGGAGGCAATCTTGTAGAATTAATGCGTTTGTATTTGTTTTGCTTTCAATTATGACAACGAAATGCAGACAAACTAACGTATGACAACGAAAAGCAGACCAACTAACGAAGAAATCGAAAACGCTGTAAAAAACGCAAAGCGTTGGCCATTCATTATCACTGATGATGGCGTTAATGTATTTGGCTTTAGGATTAAAACAGCCGGCATAGATTTGTCTTCTTTCGAGAAAAATCCAATTGCACTTTACAAGCATCAAAGGTGGGGAGAAGAAAATAAAATGCAGGTAACTGCAATTGGTTTTTGGGAGAATGTTAGAAAAGACCAAAATCGTTTAATTGGAGATTTAGTGTTTGATCAGTTTGATGATTTTGCACAGGAGCTGGAACTCAAGGTGGCTCAAGGCATACTTAATGCTGTATCGCTTAAGGCTGATCCGATAGAGTGGTCTGAAGAGGCTGACGAAATGCTCCCAGGGCAAACGGCAGCTACCGTAACAAAGTCTGTATTACTAGAAGTTTCCTTGGTAGATTTACCAGGTAATCAACGAGCAGTTCGTTTGTCAAGAGATGACAAAGAATTTGACATAAATAAACTTAAGTTAAACAAAAAAACAGAAAACATGGAATTTTCCAAAACTATTGCCCTTGCTTTGGGCATTGATCAAAAAACACCCGAAACTGATGTTTTAGGTAAAGTACAAGCCATAAAGCTTGAACGAGACAACTTTGAGGCTAAGATTGATGGGTACAAAACTCAAATCACAGAGCTTGAAAAAGAAAGAAACGAAGCCGTTGTATCGTTGGCCATTTCCTCTGGCAAAATTAAAAAAGAGGAAAAACAAAAATTCATTGATTTGGCAGCTCGTGATTTTGCATTTTGCAAAGAACAATTAGAGGCCATGAAGCCTCAAGTAGTTTCTTTGCAGCAAGAGCTTGACAAAGATAAAAAAGATGGGGAAGAAAAAGATTTTGATTGGTATCGAAAAAATGACCCCGTTGAGCTTTCAAGAATTAAAAAGGAAGATAAAGAGCGATACGCTGAATTAATCAACAATCGTAAGACTAATAGAACTTATTAACACTAAAACATACGTAACGCAACCATAATTAAACCGCAAACTAATTTAGTATAAACATAAAAAGAAGACAAATGAAATTACATGCATTATTACTTAACTTTATTTTAGCCTTTTTCATTTCGGCTGTTGCAACTCCGGTAGTAGGAGCTGCTTATTTTGGAGTCTCAATGATTCCTAAAAACACTAAGTCCACCTTGTTAATGGGTGTGAATGTTGAAGTCTGGCGTCCAGACATTATTGAAGAGCTATTTAAAGACAACGAGTTTTTGAAGTATGCTTTCAATGCCGATGAATACGTCTTGAACGGGGCTGTAGTTCATATCCCGCAATCAGGCGGTCCAGCAAGTGTAGAAAGAAACAGGTCAAGTTTGCCTGCTACAATCGTTAGTCGTGGCGATACAGACGTTAACTATGTGCTAGACGAGTACACAACTGACCCTGTGAGAATACCAAATACAGAGGAGGTAGAAACAAGCTACGACAAATCACAAAGCGTTATCAGTGAAAACATGGCAAATCTGAAAGAAGTTGCCGCTGACAATATGTTGTATCGCTGGTCGGAAAACGTAGATGCTACAAGAAAACTGAAAACAACAGGTGCGGCATCAACTGCAGGCGCTCCAGGTGCAACAGGAACGCGATTAGCGTTTACTGAGGCTGATTTGCGCGCTGCTCAAGTGCGACTAAACAACGATAAAGTGCCTAAGGCTGATAGATATCTGTTGTTGCCCGACCACATGGCTAACCAACTTAGAATCGATTTGAAAGATAAATATTACTACAAGGATGTTGTAAACCTTCCTGAAGGTGTGATTACTAAACTTTATGGCTTTTATATAATGGAACGCTCTCAGGTATTGATTACAGATGCTTCTGATGTTGTGAAGTTGCCTGAAGCTGCCTCAGCTATTACTGACAATCAAGCAGCACTGTTCTGGCAGAAAAGTATGGTAGAGCGTGCGATGGGAACTGTGAACATGTTTGAAAGTTTACAGGATCCTCAAAACTATGGCGACATATATTCTTTCTTGGTAAGAATGGGTGGACGAGCACGTCGTACAGATAACGCAGGTGTAGGATTAATCATTGCAGACGCAGCATAATATGGAACAGAACGAACGCCTCGACCTTAATAAGTTGTCTCAACGAGAACTCTTGATCATCCTTGTCAACGATATGAAAGACATGAAACAAAGAATGACAGAGCGGGAAAAAGAAGGCACAGAAATTAAGGTCGAGATGGCCGTTTTGAAAACCAAGGTTGCATTAATTGCAGTTGCAGTTAGCTCTATAGCTAGCATAGGAGTAAGTATAATTATTAATTTAATATAAGTACAATGAAGAAAATTGAAAATATTTTTAAGGCAAACCCTAAGGCAGACAAGGTATATGTAACAACAGACAATACGCCTTTCCTTAAGGAATCGCACGCTGCCAATCATCAGGCAGAGCTTAACAGAAAAGCTGGTAAAAAATTAGAATATAAGACCTATACCAAGGGCGAAAAGCACAAGCAATCTGATGAAAAAGACTTTACTAAAGCTGAAGTATGTAAGCAGGCAATAGGGGATGGAAGTTATGTAGAAGAGACCTATGAAAACCTTTTGTTAATTGCGAAAACACTAGAAATTGACGTCAAAGGAAAATCTAAACAAGATCACCTTGACGCCATTAAAAATTGGATATAAACTTAAGTCTTTAAATAATGTTTAAAAGGATTTTAACGAAACTGGTAATATTATTTGTGTTGATGCTTGCATCAACTACAAGTGTTATGTATTATACCGCTTCTGTTGGCAATCCTTTTAAGCATCTTAAACATCGTGAAGACTCGCAACTAAGAATTCTATTAGACGCAGGACATAGCTCTGTACTTAACCTTCAGTATTTAACACCTGGGAAACAAAGCCCGGAATGGGCTGATAGCCTTAAAATATATGAAGGTGTATCTACTAAGTTATTAGCTTGCGATTTATATGCACAGTTATCAGTGGCAGACATTGACGCCCAGCTGCTTAATCCTGAGCCCGAAGATATAAGTTTAAGAGAGAGGTACATGCGTGCTAATCGTGTGTACAATGCTGATAGACGTACAATCTTACTCTCATTGCATCATAATGCGCAATCAACTCAGGGCAAACGGGTTGACTATACAGATGCTGAGGGTTTGTCTGGGTGGTATTCATCGAGTACTGGGGGCGCAAGTTCAATTATTCTTTTCACGTCAAAAGGACAGACAACATCAGATCTTATGGCCAACTATATTGCTATTGAACTGGATAAAGTGTTTGAGATTCCCGTTTATGTGAGAGAGGCTAATTTTGCTATTCTTGTGTATTCTTGGTGTCCGGCTATATTAATTGAATACGGATTTATGACAACCTATACCGACTGTCAATTAATTGTGTCTGATTATCACAGAAAGCAGTTTAACGCTGCAATAGTAACAGGTTTAAAAAAATATGCAAATGAGAATCGCTAGTTACATATTGTTGTTTATATTAGTTACGCTTAGCTCTTGTCGTAAAGTTGAATACATTGTGCAAGAAAAGACTGTAACTAAAGACTCAATTGTATATGAGGCTATTAAAGTTCCGGTACAAGCTGATAGCTCAAGCATAAAGGCATTGTTGGAATGCGACTCTTTAGGGCAAGTTTATATCAAACAAATAACAGCTTTATCTGCAGGGAAAAATTTACAAGCTCCGCTCGTAATCATTAAAGACAACTATCTTACAGCCGATTGTGAGCTTGATTCTTTTGCTGTTTATTCTCAATACAAAAAAACTCATTATTTATATAGAGACAACCAAGTGCACGAAAAAGAGCAGCCCAAAACGAAAAACAGCTTTGTTCAAACTATAGTATGGTTAATATATGCTAGTGCGCTTGGTTTTTGGATTATAGTAACAATTTTTATCACAAAAAAAATACAATTATGGCACTTCCGAAAACTATAATAAACGTATTAAACGGCGCTATTGGCGCACAAGACGCCTTAAACGATGGCGTGTCAGGATTAATTATGTCAGGGGTAGCTATCCCGACTAAAATTGCAGTTAATGAGGTTGTGAAACTGACTAGTTATGACGATGCTCTTGACTTAGGAATCAATGAAGCTTATGACACAGCGAATAGCGTAGATGCGCACAGGCATATCTATGAGTTTTATAAAGCTGCCCCTGCAGGAACACCTTTGTACATAATGTTAACATCTCCGACTGAGACTATGGAAGATGTTGCTGGTACAAGAGTAGCTTCCTTTATTGAGGCAGCCTCTGATGTAAAAATAATAGCGTTGTCAAGAACACCGGATGTTGGTTATACACCAGTTACGACAGAAGGCTTAGACGGTGATGTTTTAACTGCTTTAGTTGATTTGCAAGCAGCACTAGAGACAGCTGCCACAAATAAGCAACCGATTAGAGCGATAGTTGAGGGAAGAGCATATACTGAAGTGCCAGGAGATTTGCGCGACTTAAAAACAGAAGATAAAAATCGCTGTCAAATTTTAATCGGTGGAACTAAGGATGACACTAGTTGTAGCGTTGGATTACTGCTTGGCAGATATGCGGCAGACCCTGTGATGAGAAACCCTGGACGTGTCAAAAGCGGTGCACTTAACATTACTGAAGCTTACATTGGAGCTTCTACGGTAGAAGATACAGGAAACATTGATATTTCTGCCATACACGATAAAGGCTATGTGAGTCTGAGAACGTGGCAAGGTAAAGCCGGGTATTTCTTCACAGATGATCCCATGGCCACATCGAACACTGACGATTATTCTTCATTTGCAAGGGGAAGAGTCATTGACAAAGCGATTATAATTGCTAATCAGGTTATGACTGAGGAGGTTCTTGATGAAATACCCGTGGACACTGCAGGCAATATTGTTCCTGGCGTGGCTAAAAACTATCAACAAAATGTTACCAATGCTATCGAGGCTCAAATGACCGGAGAAATATCATCAGTGTCGGTAAGCGTGCCAACTGATCAGAATGTGATTGCAACAGGTGAGCTTACGATGACGATTCTGATTATCCCTGTTGGATACGGAAAGCAGATTGAAATTAATTTGGGCTACCTTAATCCGGCACTTAACTCTTAATTAACCCAAAAAAACAGATAATTATGGCAAAAGAATTTGCATGGAAAAACCAAACGGTTACAATATTAGGCAGAACACTTGCAGGCTGTAGAGGTTGCACCTATGAATCAGCCACAGAAAAAGAGGCTTTGCATGCTGCCGGTAAAAAAACCTTAAGCATTCAGTCTGGAAACGAAACTGTAACCGGAGAATTACGACTGCTTCGTTCGGAAGCTGTAGCCTTGAATGAAGCGGCTAAGCAAGCAGGCTATTCTTCTTTGAAGGATATGCCTGTTGACATCATTGTTACTTATATTCCCGAAGTTGCTACAACTCCAATCCAAACAGATATTGTAGTTGGGGCTGAGTTTACGAACGTACCTAAGGGAATGAACCAAAACGACAAGTTTGAAGAGATTACGATGCCGTTTTTGGCAATTGATCTTAAAGAGAATGTATAACCATTAAAAATCCACAACATGGCAGAGAAAAAACAAACAACACAAAATCCTGAAGAAAAAGCCAAGCAGCTTGAAGAAAAAGCCAAAAAGCTCAAGGTAAAACACAAAGAAGTTACGTTAATTGAAATTAAACAATTCGAAAAGCATTGTTTTCTAAAGACACCTGACCGAAAAGTACTACGCTCTGCGTTAATGTTTTTACGTGAAGGCGATGCGGTTGGTGCTGCTGAAGTAGTATTAACTAATTGTTGGCTTGATGGAGACGAGGACATCAAAACAGATGATAAGCTGTTTTTCTGTGTTCTTGAGCCACTTATTGCAATGATAGAGCTTGGGGAATCAACCGTAAAAAAGTTCTAAGCCGTCATTTGCAACGTGATAAACCAAAGAATTACATAGGATTAATAGATGATTTGTTGCAGTATTATTTCTCTGGTGTGGATGTGTCCGAATTATCGGACGATGAATGGGCGGAGAAATTCGCCCATTTAGCTTACATCCGTAAAATGGAGGCAAAACCAAAAAAATTATGAGCTACGAAATTTCATTACAACTCAGAAACCTACTTTCCGCACCTCTTATGAGGGTTGGAAAAAACATTTCTGATTTAACCGGAAAAGTGGTGAAATTTGACAAGTCTATTCACACCATCCCTCGGTCGATAGATCAATTGTCTGCAAGAATGAACGAGCTCACAATTAAGAGAAACAAAAGCTTTTCCACCAAAGAAATTAAGCAATATAATCGAGAAATTGGTAAAACACAGCGAAAGCTGCAAAAGCTGGAAAATCTTCCGCCTGATAACTTTTTTACCAGGCTAAAAAAAGGGGAAGGCTTACTCTCTCGATTAGCAGGGCCAGCTATAGCTTATGGGTTTTTTCGATTAACTAAAGGAATTGCGAGTTCCGGAATGGAAATGGAACAAACGCGTATTTCTTTTGAAACGATGCTTAAAGACGGCAAAAAAGCAAGCAAATTAATTGACGATTTAAACGAATTTTCGAATATAACACCGTTTAAAAACGAAGAGGTGTTAAGATCTTCCAAAGTATTGTTGACAGCCCAGGTAACAGCTGAAAACATGACTAAAACGCTTAAAACTATTGGAGATGTTGCTGCTGGGGCTGGCGTACCTCTGAACGAGATGTCTCAGATATATGCTAAGGCAATGAATAAGGGCAGGTTACAAGCTGAGGAGCTGAACCAATTGGCAGAGCGTGGTGTACCCATTTTGCAAACATTGTCAGAAATGTACGGCGTTACTACGCAGGAAGTAATGAAAATGGGCGAAAAAGGGGAAATCACTTCAGATGTAATGAATCAGGCATTTGAAAAAATGACAACGGGAACAGGCGTATTTGCTAACATGATGGAAAAGCAATCGCAATCTACATCTGGTCGTTTATCAACCTTACTCGGTAAACTTCAACTCTTAGGCATACAACTGGGCGAAAAACTGCTTCCGGTAATTACTCGAGTAATTGAACGTGTAATTCCATTAGTTGAATGGATGTCAAGAAATACAGACATAATCGAAAAAGCAGTGCCAATTGTGTTATCGCTAGTGGCAGCTATGAAGCTATTTAAAACTATTAACATGCTTACAGGCAAGAGCGTGCTAGAGCTAGCTAAATCTACTAAAATCTTTGGCAAGTCCTTGTATGGAATACCTATTTTTGCTATCATTGGAGGCATTGTTGCTTTAGTGGGAGTTGTTAAAGGCCTCAAAGAAATGTTTGATAAAACAACGATGGCTCAGAAAGTATTTAACAAAGTGCAGGCAGAAACTGAGCGATTGATGATTCAGGAAAAACAGGCGCTTGATTCAACGGCACGTGCTGTCATGAAAACTAAAGAGGGCACAGAAGAGCGAGCTGCAGCAATTCAGGATGTGAACGATAAATATGGCGAATATTTGCCCCATTTGTTGGATGAAAATGCAACTGCACAGGAACTAGCTGCGGCGTACAAGGCGATTAACGATGGCCTCAGGGATAAAATCATGTTGCAAGCTCTCAACCAACAGGCAGTAAGCTTGCAAGAAGAGTTAATTAAGGTTGACTTAGCCGTTGAAAACATAGAAAAAAAGAAATCAGAACAGAATTTGTTGCAAAGATCCTTTTCAAATGCTAATATGGAGTTGCATGTGATCAAATCACAAGCAACAGAAATAGAAAGCGCCTATGATTCTGTAATGAGAAAAATAATTCAGCTAGAAAACAAAACCTCAAAATCTAATAAGCTAGCTGGTGCTTTTGGTGTTAAGATAGATGGAGATTTGAACGAAGAGCTATCTCCAGAACTTAAGGATCAATTTTCACAAATTACAGGTGGTGGTAACAAGATAGTTAATGTGTCGATTGGAAAATTAGTCGAAACACTTACAATTAATAGTGAAACAATGGAACAGGGTGCTGAAGAGGCAGGAGATAATATCATGACACGTTTAATCCAGGCCGTTAACGGCGTAAATCAAATACAAACAGCATGATTATCAACTTAGACCAACTATATAAAGTCGTTTTTGGTTTTCGAGGTTTTCCGTTTCCGGGTAAACCAGAACCTGACAATATTAATCAGGTAAATCTACCTCAAGCATCAGTGTTTTCATCTTCCAATGAATTAGAAATTGATGAGGATTTGGTAATGACTACACCAACAGGTGTTCCTCTGTTTATGCCTATGTCTATCAATGGCTATCAACTACCAAACGAGCCAATACTAACAATCAAATTGCAAAAGAAAATAGTTAAAACACAGCTTTATGGTAATACACGCAAGGGAACTGTAAAAGAAACTGTTTCAACCGATGATTATAGCATAGACGTTAGGGGAATTGCGATTAATTATTACGATAAATACAATTATCCTGCAGAAATAGTAAGCAAACTAAATGAGTTGGTCAAGCTTAACGAGTCATTGCTCGTGAAGAGCCCACTTACACGATTAATGGGCATAGATAGAGTTGTAATAGAAAACTTTGAATTAATACCAACGCCTGGCGTTCAACACGTTCAAGCTTACCGCATGAGCATGAGTTCTGACGAGGATTTTGTTTTGGAGGAGGTCGATTAATGAATTATACAACTACATACGACATTCGCATAGCTTCTTATCGAATAACAAGAATTGAAGGATTAGAAGTTACGAGTTCTACTTCAAGAATTGAAGATACTGCAGAGATAAGTTTGCCAACGTCCTCTCTGCTTAAATCTCTTACGGGAGATGCTTTTGTTGTGGATACAGCGCGAGCAATACAGGTCGGAGACGAAGTGGAAATCTCAGTAGGCTACAATGATGTGTTGCGGACTGAATTTGTTGGTTATGTTAGTAAAATAGACTACACAACACCTGTTAAAATCTATTGCGAAGATGCAATATACAAGCTTCGAAGAAAACTTGTAAATAAAGCCTGGACAAATACCTCCTTAAAAGGCATTCTTAATTATATTTTGGAGGGCACAAATATTAAATTAGTAGAGGATCCCCCAACGGTCAATATTAGCCCATTTACAATTAAAAAAGAAAACGCCGCGAAAGCATTAAAAAAAATATCTGATGAATATGGCTTAATTATGTATTTTACAGACAGAACTAGCTTATTTGTTGGCTATAAAACGCTTACTGCCAACTTTGTCAAGTACTTTTTAGGCGGCGTTAAATCGAACGTAATAAGCCCAAACCTTAAATACAGGTCTGCTAGCGATACGACATTGTCAATTAAAGCTATCAGCATCAAGTCTGACAACACCAAAATAGAAACAATAGTTGGTGATGAGGGAGGAGACGTTAGAACCTTACATTATTATAATATATCTTCACAACAAGAACTGAAAAAATTAGCTGAAAAGGAACTAGAAAAGTATAAGTTTGATGGTTACGAAGGAGGAATGCAGTGCTTTCTACAGCCATTTGCCAAGGCTGGTTATACTGCCATACTTGAGGACTTTGTGTATCCTGACAGAGGTGGAAGATATTTTATTGATCAAGTGAAATTAAGTTGTGGCCAAAGTGGCTGCCGTCGTAATATTCAATTAGGAATCAAGGTATGAGTTTAGAAGATAAGTTTATATCGGCATTGCAAAAGATGATTAGCGAATCAATACAATTTGCAGAGATTGCTATAGTTCAGAAAGTTTCAGGACGCACATGCGACGTTGTAACTTTAGACGATGTTGAATATAAGAATTGTCGTCTGACTGCGGGTAGCAAAGAAAATGATGGAATTATTCCAATCCCACAAGAAAAATCAGCTGTAATTATAGCCGCTCTGGACAACTCGGACAACGCAAGGTATGTTGCTTTGTGTTCAAAGCTTGATGGAGTGTTGGTTATTGTTGATGGAGACGTTAAGCTGCAGTTATCTAAAGATAGTATTGTAATGGACAAAGGCGCTAATGGAGGCTTAATTATACATCAAAAACTGCAAAACGAATTAACGAAAGACCAACAATACGCACAAACGCTTAAGACAGCGACTGAAACGGCTTTAAAAGCAATTGATGCGTTGATTCCTGGAACAAGTGCAGTCTTCAGTGCTGCGATGATGGCTGCAACTAAAGGAGATTACTCTAATATTACAAATGACAAAATTAAACACTGATGGAAGACATTATAATTGATGATAATATGAATTATGTTATTGCTGATGGAGATTTCCAACTCGGCAATCCAACAGCACAAAATCAAAAGCTTATATTGCTAGCTAATAAAGGCGAAATAAGATCTAATCCGGGCACAGGAATTGGTATCGTAGATAGAGTCCTAGACGATAACGTCAGAGGGCTTTCAGGGCAAATCAAAAGAGAATTTGAGAGAGATGGAATGAGTGTAGAAAAAATAATCATTAAAAATGACAATACTATTAATGTGGAGGCTGAATATGCGAACTTATAGCGAAATATTACAGAGCATAATTGACGAAAAAAACGCCAATCCTGAAACGGCAGCGTTAAACAATAGTTCAAGTACTGCAATATGGTATTTATGGGCTAATATAGCAGCTTCTGCTATTTTTGTTTTTGAACAAATTTTTTATAAAGAGAAAGAAGAACTAACAGCACTAACGTTGCGCCGCAAGTATGGAACTGTTCCGTGGTATGCGTTAATCGCTAGTGAATTTCAATATGGCCATACACTGGTTTTCAATGAGGCGTCCGGCACGTTTGGGTATGCGGTAGTTGATGAGTCAGCGCAAATTATAGCAAGAGCTACAGCAAGAGAGAACACCAATTTATCGGCTATTCAAATTAAAGTAGCTAAAAACAACGCTTCTGGGACAGCTCTTGAGCCGCTATCATCGGCAGAGTTTATTGCTTTTCAAGATTATATGGACAAAGTGGGTATAGCTGGCGTTTTGCAGCTATTAGTCAATGAAAATGCAGACATCGTGAACATACAGGGCGATGTCTATTATGACCAAAGCTTTGATGTGTCATCTCTTAAAACCTCAATTAATGAAGCTTTGAATGAGCTTAAAATTAATTTTTCTTTTGATGGTATTTTATTAAGAAACGACATTATAGAAGCTATAAGAAATGTGCCAGGAGTCGCTGATTTCAAGGTTATTTCTTTAAGTGCAACACCATACGGCGGAACTACAGTAATCGTTGAGCGAGAATACGCTACTTATTCAGGCTACTTTAATTATTCAGCAGCTTTGCCTGCAGATAACTTTAATTATATTGGAGAATAATAATGAATTGGTTTAATTTCGATATCGAAGACTACACTATCAACTGGCTAGGCAGGTTGTTTTCGCCGCTTAAACAGTGGATTAACGCTACCCTAAAACCGTTAGTTCAATTGTGGTCAACTTATGACAACTATAGGAAACAGACGTATTTATTCATTAATATCACCAATCAAACAATATCTTTAGAAGGATATTTAAACAACCTTTATGACTCTACACTACGCAGAATATACATTAGCAATACAGCTTCAATACCTGGGTTGATTTTTCCGTTAAACACGTCTGAGGGACAAGGAGTTCTTTTTCCATTAAACACGTCTGAGGGACAAGGAGTTTTATTCCCAATTGACAACACCGAAAAATTTGCCGTTGATTTTATTGTTTATGTGCCGTCATTCACTGCTGAGGAAATGGTAGAGGTTGCAGGAACAGTTGAAAACTTTAAAGTTGCAGGGCTGCGATTTTCAGTAGAAAACATTTAAAAAAGCATAATAATATGGAAAGACAACATCAAGAATTAGGCGGAAGATTTTGGAGAGGCGAAGCTCTCTTAAAACTTCAAAACCAACTATATCAAGTGTTTATTGAAACTTATCGAGAACTTGGAGCTTTTATTATAAGCGGCTGCAACGTTTCTGCTGGTTCAAGTGGTGGTCTGTATGATATATCTGCAGGTTATGTGTTTGTGGACAATGATATTTGTATTTTTGAAGGGGCAATAGATACAACTGGTCCAGTTTACTTAAACAAACAGGAGGTACTGACATCCAACGAGTTGTATAACGATGGAATTTCTAAGCCAACAGAGAAACACGTAAAAGCAGTAATCGGCACAGATTCGCTACCCTATATAGAAATAGCATTAAACAACACAACGCGAAGATTACCTCAAGCCATAGCGCCAATATCAGACAGTTTATCGTTGATATCATCGACAGTATATGCTTCAGCTACAGCTGTTAGCAACTGCTACGGAAGCGCTTGGGTTAAAGTGCCAGAAATACTAAACAACACAGCAACTCCGCTTGTTGGTATTCAAGACGTTTGGTATAAAAAAACAGGGCAGCTAATTATAATGGACGTACAAATTCTTCAGCTAGACAATGCTGGTCCTTGGACATGGCAGTTACCTGCAGGGTATTTCCCAACCCGAACAGTTAAATTCAAGCTTAAGAATGCGTTATCAGATTACGTATTGACTATTGATACGGGTGGTTTAGTTCTTGTTAGTGGCGCAGGAAACATATCAATTACACCGCAAGAGCATGTGATGTTTAGCTTGTAACTGTTTAAAGAGTCTTTAAATGTTCTTTGAAAAATTATGTGTACATTTGTACTGACATAATGTCAGAATTTTATAAAAAACTTATTTATAATTTGTAAAAATATTGCTAGAAAAAAAAGTGTACTTTTCGATTTGCGGATTATAGTTTGCTTTTTTACTTTGGTTTTTTGGATTTTAAGCCTTTCTTTCAACCAACCCTTGTCTTCTATTCTTCGTTATTCTGCCAACCCAGAATATTTGATTTATCTGGTATTAATTATTGGACTGGATGCGATGAGTGCAGTACCTTTTGCCCGACTTAGAGCTGAGAATAAAGCCAAAAAGTTTGCTTTTTTAAAACTCTTTCATATTGGATTAAATATTGGATTAAACCTTTGGTTTTTCCTTCCCCACATGGCTTTTATCAAAGAAGGAAGTGGCGTTATAACTGAATTTGCAGCTACTTATGGTACAGAAAGTCCAGAAGTAGCTTATGTTTTTATCTCAAATCTTATTGCAAGCGGTCTAACGTTTTTGTTTTTATGCCCGGAAATATTCAAGCACAAACTTCATTTTGACAGGGCTTTGTGGAAAACACTCATGAGGTATGGATTTCCTTTACTTATAGCTGGAATGGCTGGAATAAGTAACGAAACCCTTGACCGTATTCTGCTCAAATATCTTTTACCACAAGATATTGCAATGGCTGAATTGGGTATTTATGGTGCTTGTTATAAAGTTTCCATCTTAATATCGGTTTTTATACAGGCTTTCAGATACGCTGCCGAACCCTTTTTCTTCGCTCAGGAAAAAAACACCGATGCAAGAAAAACCTATGCTTCTGTTATGAATTATTTTGTCATCATAATCGGTTTGATTATGATGGGTATTCTTATGTATCTGGATGTTGTTATAAAATTCGTTGGGGAAGAATTCCGTGTTGGGGTTACGGTAGTTCCAATTTTACTCCTTGCCAATGTTTTTTTAGGCATTTTTTATAATCTTTCCGTTTGGTACAAATTAAAAAACAAAACAATTTACGGAGCTGCATTGTATAGTTTTGGTGCATTAATTACCATTGTTTTGAATATTATTTGGATTCCCATATACGGATATGTCGGTTCTGCTTGGGCAACCTTAATCTGTTATGCGTCCATGGCTATAGGCTCTTATTTTATCGGAAAGAGAGTGTATCCTATTCCTTATAATACTACAAAAATCATTCTTTACATTGGCTCTGCTGTTGGCTTATACCTCATCAGTACCAGAATAGATTTTAATTCTTTTTCAGAAAAAATGCTGGTAAATACGGTGTTTTTAATTGTATATATTTTAATCATTATTATCTCTGAAAGGAAAAGATTAACAGCTAAATTTTAATAAGTTTTCTTTTAGTTGTGTTTTTATCGCAAGCTTTTTGCTTATTTTTGCTCTAATTTAAAATCAAATACGTGAAAGTAAAAATACTTAACAAATCAAATCACCAATTACCCGTTTACGAAACTCTTGCTTCTGCGGGAATGGATATCAGGGCAAGTTTGGACAATGAAATTGTTTTAAAACCAATGGAAAGGGCTTTAATACCCACTGCGCTATTTATTGAACTTCCTGTTGGATATGAAGCTCAAATCCGACCACGAAGTGGTTTGGCTATAAAAAAAGGCATTAGTGTGTTAAATTCTCCAGGCACAATAGATGCTGATTACAGA